AGGTAGTACCGTTCCTAAAGACTGAGTACTTCAGCGATCATTTTGAGCGGGTAGTCTCTGAGGAGCTACTCGCCTTCTTTACGAAATACAACAAGCCAGCGTCCCTTGAGATTCTTGCTATCCAACTGGGTGATCGTAAGGATTTGAAGGGTGACCAACTTGGGCAGGTTGAGGAGTACATCAACGGCTTGACCTTCACCACCGAGAACGAGGCTTGGTTGCTTGAGCACACCGAGGCCTTCTGTAAGCAGCGCGCCGTCTACAAGGCGATCATCGACTCCTTTGAGATCATCGAGGGTAAAGACAAGAATCGTAGTCAGGACGCTATCCCCTCGATGTTGTCTGAGGCACTGGCGGTGTCCTTCGACTCAAGCGTAGGCCACGATTACCTTGACGACTTTGAGGAGCGCTACGACTTCTATCACCGCACCGAGGAGAAGGTAGAGTTTGATCTTGACATCTTTAATAAGATCACCAAGGGTGGCCTGTCACGAAAGACTCTGAACGTCATCCTTGCAGGAACTGGAGTTGGCAAAAGTTTGTTCATGTGTCACGTCGCAGCGGGCGTGTTGATGCAGGGTAAGAACGTACTCTATATCACGATGGAGATGGCCGAGGAACGCATCGCAGAACGTATCGATGCCAACCTACTCAACATGACGATGGGTGAGCTCAGTACGGTTACTAAGGACATCTTTGAGACTCGCATCAGCAAGCTGGTAAAGAAGACCACCGGTAAGTTAATCGTCAAGGAGTACCCTACAGCTTCGGCACACGCGGGCCACTTTAAGTCTCTGCTTGAAGAACTTAAAATGAAGCGGGACTTCACGCCTGACATCATCATTATTGATTACCTTAACATCTGTGCATCATCAAGGATCAAGCAGGGCGCAGGGGTCAACTCCTACACCTACGTCAAGTCCATCGCAGAGGAGCTTCGTGGTCTTGGTGTCGAGTACAACGTGCCGGTGCTCAGTGCAACTCAGACTACACGGGGTGGATTCGATAACTCAGACGTAGGACTGACCGACACCTCAGAGTCCTTTGGTCTACCCGCCACGGTGGACCTGATGTTCGCCTTGATCTCAACTGAGGAGCTTGAGAACTTAAACCAGATCATGGTAAAGCAACTCAAAAACAGGTACAATGACCTTAACTACTTCAAGCGCTTTGTGATCGGGGTAGATAGATCTAGGATGAAGCTCTATGACGTAGAGGAGTCGGCACAAACCAACATCGCTGACTCTGGACAGGACACCGGTCCGGCGTTCGACAAGTCTACCTTTGGGAAGAGGATGAAGGAAGCTGGAACGGGATTTAACTTCTGACACGGCTTGTGTTACAATACTATATATATTAACGAAAAGGAAACACATGAAAGACTGGGTAAAAGACGTAGGTGACATGCACTCCAAGTTCGGTGTCAACAAGGTTACGCGAGGGCTGACACGTGAGGAGCTAGCGACGTATATGTCGTTCCGTATCAACTTCCTACAGGAAGAACTGATGGAGCTCAAGACTGCGAAGACAGCCGACGATGTGGTTGACGCACTCATCGATCTCTGTGTTGTGGCGATCGGTACACTAGATGCATATGATGTTGACGCCTATACTGCTTGGGATCGAGTGCATGCCGCGAATATGACTAAGCAAGTTGGTGTCAAACCCTCGAGGCCAAATCCTCTATCACTTCCGGATTTAGTGAAGCCATATGGATGGAAGGCGCCGTATCATTGGGATAATATTGGTCTTCTTTCTAAGATAATGTCAACCGGTGAACCTAAAAAAGATTAAAATATGTTGGTCCAAATCCACTTAGAATGTATAAATAAATTATATAACCTAAAGGATTTGGACTATGTACTGCGTATATTTAACAATTTATTTTGGCAACAAACTTCCGAGAAGATATATTGGTTCTACAAAAGTAGAAAGAATACATCAAAGATACAATGGAAGTATCAAGTCAAAAAAATACAAAGATTTATATTTAGAAGAACAATCTGAAAATAAGCATCTTTTCAAAACAAGAATTCTGACGTATCATGATTCTCAAGAAGATGCTATAAAAGAAGAATTACGATTACATATTAAATATAATGTTGTGAAATCTGAAAATTATATGAATATGGCATTGGCTTCACCTAATGGATGTTTTGGTAGAAATACTTCTGGAATGAATCATCCAATGTTTGGTAAAATACATGACGAAAATACTAAAACTTCTATTTCAAATACGTTAAAAGAAAAGTATAAAAGTGGAGAATTGACTAGTCCATTTGCATTATTAGATGTTTCTGGAAAAAATAATCCATTTTATGGTAAAATTCATTCTGAAGATACTAAACAAAAAATGCGGAAACCAAAAAGATTTGTTCCTAAGTTCCAATGTATCCATTGTGGAATTATAATGGATGCTGGTAATTTGAAACAACATATTATGAAAAAACATGCATGACATTTAGTCTCACTGTATTCAAGAGCATCTTTGACAACAAGACTGATACTCGGGTTGACTTCGAGACCTTCGATCAACTTGAGAAGTCGCTCTACTATCTGTCGACACTGTCAGGATACAAAGCAAAACGAGGGGAGTGGACCAATAAAGCCTCTCCTCTCATCTCTCCTGCTGTGTATAAAGAAGGTTCAACACGAGCCAACGCGAACGTCATAGAGTGGGCTGGTTGGGCGGCGCTTGATGTAGATGATCATCAATTCAATGGAGACTTAGAGAGTGAACTTGCTGAACTATATCCTGATGTTCACTTCATTTGTTATTCTACTGCTAGTAGTACGCGTGATAAGCCTAAGTTTAGACTCGTCTTCCCGCTTAAGCGCAGTGTTGCAGGACCTGAGCTTCTTAGGTTTTGGTTCGCGCTCAACAAACGATTTGGGCAACTCGGTGATGAACAGACTAAAGACCTCTCTAGGATGTACTACGTCCCTGCTATCTACCCTAATGCTTATAACTTTATTTTCAGCCACCCAGGTAGTTCTTATCTGGACGTTGATAATCTCTTAAGCGCTTATCCCTACACTGGACCAACAGGTAGCAATTCTTTCATGGATAGATTACCTCCTGAGATGCAGGAGGAGGTCATCAAGCATCGTCAACAGAAGCTTGCCGAGTCTAATAAGAAGTTCGAGTGGCATTCCTATCACGACTGCCCGTTCGTCAACCAGAACCTAGTTTCTGAGTACAGGAACATAGCGAGGACTGATGGTTCGGGTAGGTACTCCATGATCTTTAAGCTCATGACAAGCATAGCTTGTAGCGCAATCAAGAAGCAGTACCCGATCTCAGAGTACGAGATTGTAGACTTGGTGCGAGCGCTTGATCGTGATACTAGTAACATATATCAGAAGCGAAACCTATCAACCGAGGCTTCTCGAGCAATAGCATTCGCTTACAAGAACGCATAGGACAGACATGACACAGTACGTAACGAACGATGATAAGCCCCACCTTGGGGGTAACATACGTGAGGGTGACTCTTGGACGTGGTGTCCATCTGCTTGGGAGTACATCCTCAAGAAGCACGACATTGAGAACATGACGGACGTTGGTTCAGGCATGGGTCACGCCGCAAAGTGGTTTTCTGATCACGGTATAGACACCATAGCGATCGATGGACTTGAAGAGAACGTACGTGATGCGATATTCCCAACCATGCTACATGACATTACTCAAGGTCCATTCATACGTCCAACTGACCTAGTATGCTGCATCGAAGTTGTTGAGCATATTGAAGAACGCTACCTTGAGAACCTACTCACTACGATATGTCAAGGTGAACTCCTCCTGATGACACACGCCGTTCCTGGTCAACCCGGTTGGCATCACGTGAACTGCCAGCCAAGTGAATATTGGATCGACCACCTCTATAGAATGGGCTATATATTATCGACAACCCAAACTGCAGTAATACAAGAATTAGCTTTAAGGGATGGCGGACACCATATCGCAAGAAATGGTATGCTATTCATGAGAAAATAAAGACAATACCTCATTTCGTCAATTCTGGCTAGAAAAAAGCCATATGAATCAACAACTTAGAGAGCCCTTTTTAGGGCTTTTTCAACGGGTAAGGGGTAACCAAGGGCTTGGTTGGTGTAGACCATCATCCTACACCACATTACATAGAAAAAGCCATATGAATCAACAACTTAGAGCACATCAAAGTGCCAGAATGCCTAGAATTTCTTCCCGTTGGTAGATCCCCACTTCTTGGCCCTCTATGACACCTGTAGTAGTTGACAAGAACAGTCAACTACTGGTGTACAACAATTCGTGATCTGGGTATAATGGTTCTATCAAATCAAACAAGGCATCAAATGGAACGAGTCAAGATGGTGGTCGCCGGAAGGCAAGCAGAGGTCGACGCCGACCAGGTCAAAAAGCTGGCCAAGAAGGACGCTCTTATCGCTCAGCTTATGGCGATCAAGGCCAACGCCTCCCTCTCGGCGTATGACGCCATGACACAGACCTCTGAAGTTGGCATCAAACTCATCCGCCTTAATCGTACTATTCGTCATAACGTAAGGTTCCTGTGAAACTTTTGATAGACGCCCCGTTGGTCTTTATGGCCTACGACGATCCCGGCACCACTGATCAGGATCGTGCCGACAGCAAGTTTACGTATGACGACGTCAGCGCCGCTCTAACAAAGTTTGCGGTCCATCACGAATTGACTTACAATGCCAACTCGGTGGTCCTCACC